TAATCAGTTTAAAATGAAGAAGTTCCTTGGACTTACTGATCAGGAAATTAAACAAAACGAGGAAATGTGGAGAGAAGAAAACAAATACGAAAAATTTGCAGATGACAAAACTCCAGCAGACCTTAGAAATATAGGTATCAGGCCAGAGCCAGACGCCGCAGTAAATCCAGATATGGAATTAAACCCTGATCAGATACCAATGGCAGATCCTTTAGAAGATCCGCTAAATACTGATGCAGGAGTTATTCCGCAAGTAGGAGCAGGAACACCACCAGAGACTATATAATGAGACTTAACGAATTTTACAATCCAGAATTTGATGATTTCCAGAAAGCAAACGCCAAGGAAAGAAGAAAGCCTAAACTTACTTTAGAGCAGTTAAACAAATTGCGTAAAGTAAGAGCTATCAAACGTGCTGAAGATATCGAACACAAGAAGTTTGTTAGTGTGATGTATCAAGCACCAACAGATGCTGGTACTGGTGGCATTATCTAAATTATACGTCGAAATATTAAACGACGGTAAACCCTTAACACCTAGGCTCGAAGCACAATTAACAAAGTGTGACTCTAATACTCAGGTTGTAATAGACTATAGTACTGAAAGTAATTCTTACTTTGATTCCAGCAAAAACATATTTAAAACTATACATGAAATAGTGGAAAATGCAAAAATTAAGCCAGAAAATGTTACTTTATATACAGGAAATCTTGTAGTATATAGGGCATACTCACGGTTTTTAACGCATTTCCAGGGCATAAAACCTTTTAAAAAAGTAGAATATAAAGACTTCTGGTTGCGTCAAACAGTAGAAATGCATAAAGAATATGTTGAAACTAATACTGACCTCATAAAACCCAAGTACTATTCCAGTTTAAATAGAGCATGTAGATCCCACAGGGAAATGGCTCGGGAATATCTGATGTATAATGATTTGCTAGATAAAGGTATTTGTTCTTTTATCTGGATAGGTGAAAGTGCTGATGGAATCTCTGATACAAATGATTACTTTCATTATGTAAAAGAAAACACCAAAGACTTTAATTCAGTATTTGACAATACATATTATGATTTAATAACTGAAACAAATACAGGATTAGAATCACCAGATTGGTTTTTAGATGTATTTTTTACAGAAAAATTATGGAGAAGTATATACTACAAACGGCCCTTTTTACTGATAGGAAATTATAGATCTTTGCATTACTTGAAGGAAATGGGATTCAAAACTTTTGATGGTGTGTTGTTTGATGAAAGTTATGATGAAGAAGCAGACCATTTAGTCAGAATAGAAAAGGTTTTAAAAGAAAACAAACGCATAATACAAACTAAATCTTTAAAAGAACTACATAGAATAATGAATTCCACAGAAATGTGCGAAATACTGCAACATAATTATAAAATGATAAATAACATTGCAAAACACAACTCATAACAGTTTTTCACACTGAAGCACACTAATCGGCTCGTTTTGAGCCCATTTAAGCATAAAAACACAGTATTACTATAAGTATATAACAGGCACATCTGAAACATACGTTTCTGTGTGCAATAATTTATTAAATTGGAGAGACCACAATGTCAGAATCAAGAACACAATTAGAAAACATTCTTGAACTTCTACTTGCTGAAGAAAACGAAAAAGCGGAAGAGCTTCTTCATGAGTATGTTGTTGCAAAAGCAAGAGCAGAATATGAGAAAGTTTTAGACGAAGACGTTTCTGAAGAAGAAGCAGTTGAAGAATCAGAAGAATCAGAAGAAGAAGCAGTTGAAGAATCAGAAGAATCTGAGGAAGAGGCTGTAGAAGAAACAGCAGAATACGAAGAAGAAGCAGTTGAAGAAGAAATCAGCGATGTTGACCCTGCTGGAGACTTTACACAAGAAATTCTTCAAGACGAAGAAGAAATTGAAGGCGACGAGCAAGACGAAGCAGAAGGTGATGAAGAATCACATGATGAAGACTTAGAAGATAAAGTTGACAACATTGAAGACGAGCTTGAAGACCTTAAAGCAGAATTTGAAAAATTACTTGCTGACGAAGAAGGTGACGATGAGCCTAAAGATGAAGATGAAGCAGAAATGGACATGGAAGACGAACTTGATTTAGAGTCAGTTGAATATGACCTAGATGAAGAAGTTGCAGAAGAAGATGAAGTTGTTGAAGAAGCAACTAAATTATCTGACAATGTAGCGGCTCCAAGTGCACCTGCAGACGACAACAAAGATGCACCACTTCCAAGTGGCGGATCAAAAGTTGAAGCATCAGGTTCACCTGTTAAAATCAACGATGGCGGCGAAGGCAACCACGGCGATTCAGCAAAAGATCACACACCATCAGACAACATTAAAGTAGAACCTAAGAAAGTTTAATTACTTTTAATAGTTTGAGGAAATTGCATGGCTAACAAGTTATACGAATATATGAGTCCCGAGCAGTCTGGAGTCCAGATAATGGAATCCAAAGACGGTAAGGACTTGTTTATGAAAGGTTTATTCATCCAGGGCGACGTAAAAAATCAGAATGGAAGAGTTTATCCTAAAGAAGAGATAGCAAAGGCATGTGAAAGTGTAAAAGAACGTCTTGCAAAAGGCGAGACTGTGATGGGTGAGTTAGATCACCCTGAAGAGTTACAAATAAATTTGGACCGTGTAAGTCATATCATTACAGATTTGTATTGCGATGATTCAAACGGTTTAGGCAAACTTAAAATTATAGAAACACCTATGGGAAACATTGCAAGAGCATTGTTAAAGGCGGGAGCAAAACTTGGTGTTAGTAGCCGAGGTTCAGGAAACGTAAACGAAAGTGGACGTGTTTCAGACTTCGACATCGTAACAGTAGACATTGTGGCGCAACCAAGTGCCCCTGATGCCTACCCAAAGACTATATATGAGAGTTTATTTAATATGCATGGCGGTGCACAGATGTTTGATACCGCTTCAGCATTAACACACGATAAAAGTGCAGAAAAACACTTGATGAAAGCAATCACTGGTTTCATCAATGAATTAAAAATATAAGTAGGAGACTACTATGGCAGTGAATTTTACAGAACTACTTGAGAATGCAGAGCTAACAGAAGATGTTAAATCTGCTCTTCAAGAAGCATGGGAAGGTAAAATTTCTGAAGCAAGAGAAGAGCTTACAGCGGAACTTAGAGAAGAATTTGCTCAAAGATATGATCATGACAAAAGTCAGATTGTTGAAGCAGTAGACAAATTTATTTCTGAAAAAGTTGAAGCAGAAATTTCTCAAATTGCAGAAGAAAAACAGTCCCTTGCAAACGACAGAGTAAAATACACGAAAGCAATTAGTGAACATGCTAAAGTACTTGACAAATTTGTAACTGAAATGGTTGCTAAAGAAGTTAAAGAACTAAGAGCAGATAGAGCTAGAACAACTGAGCACGTTGCAAAATTAGATAATTTTGTAACTGAGCAATTGGCTAGTGAACTATCAGAGTTCCACGAAGATAAAAAATCTTTAGTAGAACAAAAAGTCAAAATGGTAAGAGAAGGCAAGAAGCAATTAGCAGAAGCCAAAATGGATTTCATTAGGAAAGCGGCTGACAAAGTGGAAACAGTTGTCAACAAAACTATTACTAATGAAGTTAAATCTTTCCGTGATGATATTACTAATGCACGTGAAAACGACTTTGGTCGTAGAATTTTTGAAGCCTTTGCTAACGAATACGGTACTAGTTACTTAAACGAAGCAAAAGAGATCAAGAAAATACAAAAACAAATTACTGAAATGGAAACAAAACTTAATGAATCTAAGCAAGAAATTGCTGAGAAAGAAGATGCAGTTAAATTAACTGAATCTAAATTAAGAATTGCAGAAGACACAATTAACCGTAAGGAAACATTGAACAGTCTAATGGCACCACTAGGTAAAGAGAAGAAAGAATTGATGTTAGATTTACTTGAAAGTGTAAAAACAGACAAACTGGAAGAGTCCTTTAATAAGTACTTACCTTCAGTATTGGATGGAGAAGCACCAAGAGTTAAGAAAACATTATCAGAATCCGTTGTCAGTGAACACACTGGCGATAAGGCAATTGTTGTTAAAGCAGATGCCGACGAGAAAGCGGATGATATAGTAGAAATTGATATGATCCGCAAACTAGCCGGACTTTCAAAATAATTAGGAGTTATAAAAATGGCAAACTTATTTGAAAGCAACTGGTCCGCAACTAAAGACGCTTTACTAGAAGGACTTTCTGGAAACAGAAAATCTAGTCTAGATGTTGTCCTCGAAAATACAAAGAGACATTTGTCCGAGGCCGCAACAGCAGGTGCCACAGGTGCAGGTTCAGTAGCGACATTAAACAAGGTTATGTTACCACTAATTAGAAGGGTTATGCCTTCTGTTATTGCTAACGAACTAGTAGGTGTTCAACCTATGACTGGTCCAGTAGGGCAAATCCACACACTAAGAGTCAGATATTCTGAAACTGGTGGTGGAGCAACAGCAGGTGACGAGGCTTTAAGTCCTTTTAAACTTGCTAGTACTTATGCAGGTTCTCCAGATGCTACGGCAACTGCTGAAGGACAAGCAGGTAGAAAAATGAGCATTCAGATCTTAAAAGAAACTGTTGAAGCGAAAACCAGAAGGTTATCAGCAAGATGGACTTTTGAGGCGGCTCAAGATGCAGAAAGTATGCACGGCGTTGACGTTGAAGCAGAAATTATGCAGGCTTTAGCACAAGAGATCGTAGTTGAAATCGACCAAGAAATTATCGGTTCACTAAGAACTCTAGCAGGTGCTGGAACAACTTTAGACTTTAGTTCACTAAGTGGAACAAGTATTTACGTTGGTGACAGACATGCGGCTTTGGCTATTGAGATCAACAGAGCGGCTAACAGAATCGCGGCTAGAACAAGACGTGGCGCTGGTAACTACATTGTTGTTTCTCCAGAAGCATTGACAATCCTACAAAGTGCGTCAACTTCAACATTTGCTAGAACAACTGAAGGATCTTTTGAAGCACCTACAAATACTAAATTTGTTGGTACACTAAACGGATCAATCAAAGTT